CGCGACTTTGCTGTCTTAGCTTTAATAAGATTTCCAATGACTTCTGTTCCATCCTTTTCTTTCTTTTTGCTGAGATAAATGATCGTAGACGCTGCATATTTGAGACCGCTGCCTCCGCCCATTTCTTTGGTGGGAACGTATGATCCGATGACATCATAGGTATGATTGGTAACGATTAGTGGAATTTTTGCTTGACCAAGTTTAAGTGTAAGCATACGGAATGCTCCTTTGACAAGTTGGGATTTGGTCATGTCCCTAACTTGCTTATCGTTAAGTGCATCGGTGATCTCCTTCTCTGTAGAAAGCATACCTAAAGAGTCTAGCACAAACATACATGGCTTGCGTTCGTCTTCAGGTTTTTTTGAATATATATCTACTGCCTGCAGTGCTTTCTGTCTAAATTGTTCAATTGTAACAACGTTAATAACAACCAGTCTGGTTAAGTCAATGCCACGACTTGTAAGAAGAGACTTGTTAACTGCTGCTTCAGTGTCAAAGTACAAACAGTAACCGTCAGGATTACTATCCAAAAAATTCTTAACCACAGCGAGACTAAAGAAAGTCTTCCCAGTAGAAGACTCCCCAGCAATGGCAGTAATCTTATTCCCAGATACACCACCAAATATGCTACCTGAACAAAGTCCGTTAAAGATGTACGAACCTGTGTCCACGTAAGTTTCTGTGTCGTCGATGTCTGATGCGAGTTGGGTGTAGTCATCTCCAATCTCTTTTACAATCTCTTTTAAAAAATCCATTAAATAACAAATCCAAATTCTTCGCGGGCTACTTTTTTATATGTATCAGGGTTGGTCTCCCTAATCTTTTTAATAGTATTAATTTTTTGATAGAGAGCAGCATCTCCACCAAGTCTTAATGCACTTACAATAGTTGCAAGTTCTTTATCGTTGATAGGCAATTCCATTTAAGTAAAAAATAGTTCGAGGTTTACAGTTTTTTCTACATTCCATCCAATAGCATCTAGAATTGACTTCAAAGGTTCTACAAAAGACTTCTCAAATTGTAAGTCATAGTCCACATACTTGTCAAGGTTGAGTTCTTTAGGAAAATCTTGAATGAATGAGATAACATTCTCATGGATAGTATTTGGTTTTTTTAGATAACAAAATTTAATTTTTTCACCATTCATTATTAATGAGTACTTGTTATCCAATTTGTTCTCTTTAATATAATGATTAAACAAGAGAGCTCCACGAACATGTATTGGTGTTCCTTTTGAATAGATGCTTGAAGAAGATTTATATTTAACAACATCAGATACCGATCGTGGAAAAGAAATTTGCTCTGGAGGAAGAGACTTAAACTTACTACGACTCTTATCAATGAAGTCAATCACTTCGTCTTCTGTTCCACTCATCATCAACTGGAGGGCATCTTTAATCATCTTACGACAAGGTGCCGGAGTAGAAGATTTTACTGCCTCAATACCCATCATCTTGAGTTTGGGTTCAGAATACTGAACACCCTCACTGTTCCATACGTTTAGAATATAACGTTTCTTTGCAGTCCAAATACCACGATCAGCAATATTCTCCCGCTTCATTTGCATTTTCTGGTCATACGCCGAGACATAGTCCGCCAGTTCCTGGTAACATTTTTCGATGTATGGTTCAAACTTTTCTTCGCAGATCTTATCAAGTATTGAAACAATTGCTGTTTTATCCCCAGACTTAGAACCAAAAAATTTATCAACAAGAGGTCCGAGATTAAGATAGATTGAGTCAGTGTCAGATGCAATGACATAATCTACTTTCTCCGTTTGCAAAAGAATATTTAGATAAGAATTCATCTTATTTTCAATCCATCTAATCGACACTTGTCCTGAGAGCGTAATTGCTTCAGCATTCGCCAATTTGTAGTATCTAAAATACTGGTTACCGATAGCACCATAAGCAGAGTTAAGAGAGATCTTCTTAGCCATTTGAATGTTGTTACACCTGGCAATCTCTTTTTCAAGTTCTTTGGTAGGAGTTTTTTCATATTCCTGTTTTGCTTGGAGCATTTTCTTTTTGAAAATTACCCTGTCTCCATACATCTTTTCCATGAGTTCTGGTAAGAACCCACGAACATCTTTACGATACATTGCGCCATTAGCACATACTGCATTATCCTTGTACATCTCAAAACTTAGTTGTTCATCAAGAATTTTATCAACTGATACTGTTGGATGTTTTTCGTCAAGTATGGTTTCTGGGGAAATATTATATTGCATAATAAGATGAGGGTAGAGAGAGTTAAGGTCAAAAGACACAACCCAATCATACTTTCCCGGAATCGGTTCCTTGACATATGCTCCCGCATACTTTTCGTTCTTCTGAGATCTATTTTTAGGAGGAATAACAATATTCCTCTTCTTCAAATAGTTGTAGATAATGTTATCCCACATACGAACTTGATAAAAGACATCACCATAATTGACCTTAGCATCATATGCCATAGTCAAAGCAAGTTCAATTAATTTCATCTTGTCTTCCAAACGGTCAACAAGTTCTACGTCAACAATATTATATTCAATATACTTTTGCCATCCATGAGTATAGAAATCCTTGAAGGTTTCAAACTCAGAGTGATCTAATTTCTTCTGACCAAGTTCCACTTGAGCTATGTAGTCTAGACGATAAGATTCTTGCGCCTTATATGTAAACTTCTTATACAAGTCCAAATAGTCAAGTTGAGTCACACCACCAACATCAAAGATGGTATGTTTACGACCCATAATATAAGTCTCACTTTCACTTACAAGACCCCATGGAGAAAATCTTTTCATCATCTTTTCGCCCAATACACGATTGAGTCTCTTACAGATATATGGAATATCATAAAGTTGGATGTTCCATCCAGTAATTACATCAGGAACATCTGACATCCAATAGTTAATGAAGTGACTTAACAATTCATGTTCTGTTGGACAGTGATAGTAAGTTACATTTTTTTGTTTATTGAGAAATGGTTTTATTCCCCAGGTTGTAATCTTTTTGGTATTATACTCTTGAATAGTAATGGCAAGAATTTCTTCTGATGCAGATTCTACATCAGGGAATCCCCTTTCAGATGCAGTTTCAATATCAATAGTCACAAGTTTGATCTGACTAATATCAAACTTAATCTCATCTTGAGGATATTTCTCAGAGATATATTGGTAGATGTAGCGATCATTGCCGTAGATAGAAAATCCTTCTACCTCATCATACTTTTTATAAAAGTCTCGACACTCACGAACTGTTCCAGGATAAATTTCCTCTACAGATTCTCCACTTAATGTTCTATATTTAGAATTTTTCTTTGATTTAACAAACAAAGTAGGGAAGAACTCATCCCTATATTCATACCTTTCACCATTATCAACACCCCTGACGAGGAATTGATTTCCAATCAATTGAACATTAGTGTAGAAACGCATCAAACAAGGCCCTTGTAAATGTCAAGAATTTGCATTGTAGGTTCAGCAAGAGTTAGAATCTTATCAGAACTCATCATAAAAGTATCATCGGAAGTAATTCCATCCAACCATTTATTCAAGTATATTTTATTATCTTCTTGAATAAGAACCTCATACGGTTTCACCAATTTACAATCTGGTTCACCAATATCAGCACCCACCTCCTCAATCTGTGAGATCAACCTTTGTTGATTCGTCAAGATTATCAGTTTGATCACTTTCGGAAGCGTCTCCACTGTTTCCACTGTTTCGGTTTTTTCCATAGTTTACAATATCATTAGTGTATAGTTCTTTGAGTTTTGGCATAGGTTCTACCATTGTAATAATCCAATCAGCAACAACCGGAATAGTTTCTTCCGAAGTTAATGGCATCCAAGGAATAAGAGAAACTTCATAACCTGCCTTTTTATTTGGTCCATTTGATTGCTCTGTAAGCAATTCAGGTTTTCTCATCTTTACGATACAAGGTTTGTTTAGAAAATATCCAACTACCCTCTTTTCTTCTTCCTCACCTACAGTCATCTCAGAAACATCAGCAATGATGTCTTCATTAGATTTTAAAAGCAAAAGTTTAATTGTCATCTTGATAATTTACCTCCATACATTCTACCAATAAAAAAGAGGGGTGTCAACTGGATTTGGCCAGTTACCCCTCCGTCTACGACGACGATATTCATTTTTATTTAGTTAACCTTTCCAATAACCCAAGACCTCATACCAAATGGCACATCATTAATTATTTCTTGAGTCAATTGAACTGCATCCGGTGGCACAACTAAACAAAATCCAATACCAAGATTAAATACATTTCTCATCTCTTCCTCAGCAATGTCTCCAGCCTCCTGAATCTTATTGAAGAGTTCTGGTCGTTCCCAAGCAGAGTAATCAACGTCAACTGTAAGACCTGCTGGAAGGCATCGTGGGAGGTTCTCAGGCAGTCCTCCACCTGTAATGTGTGCCATGCCTATGATAGGGACATGATCAAGCAGGCACTGAATTAAAGGTGAGTAAATCGTGGTAGGTATCAAAAGTTCTGGCATCTCCTTATAAAAGATCTTATGTCTTGACAACATATCATTGATGAGTGTGTATCCATTACTATGAAGTCCACTACTCTCAATACCGATAACTACATCACCAGGTCTGATGCAGCTGCCATCAACAATATCATTCTTCTCTACAATACCAGTACAGAAACCAGCAAGGTCATAGTCAGTTGCTCTGTAATGTTCTGCAGTTTCTCCACCTAGGAGTTCCATTCCAGCAATCTCACACCCTTTAACAACTCCATGCACGATGTCATTGACATTAGAATCTATAGTTTTAGTAGAAATATAATCAAGAAAATATAATGGTTTAGCACCACTACAGATTATATCATTGACGCACATTGCAACTAAATCCTGACCAATAGTGGTGTAATCAAAAGCAACTCTTGCAATATTGATTTTAGTTCCGACACCATCAGCACCAGATACTAATACGGGGTTCTCATATCCTGATGGAATTTCCATCATACCATTAAACCCACCAATGTTAGGTGCCATAATTTTCAGATGTTCTACAAATGCTCTACCCTTTTCAATATCAACACCAGAAGTTTTGTAATCCATTAGTGAATTTCTCCTTTCGCAATTTGTTCACGACGTTTTAATTTCCATACTATGTAATCCATTGTAGGGATACACATAGGGTTCCAACCAACAAAGGTTGTTGACTCTCTACTGGGTATCTTCCAACAGGGAGCATCATCATTATCAAGGTCTAGTGATTCACGATATGCATCATCACCATACATAACAACTGCTCTCTCGGCAGCATTCAAACTCTTGAAACAATCAAAGCAGTTCTTTTTAATCTCATCAGGGATGTGGTGCTTCATTAGATAGTTCAGAGATAGTTTTTACTAGTTGTTCAATTTCACAGGTATTCTTAAAGTGAAACCATTCACCATGACGATGATTATCCATTGCGACATAGTGTGCAGAGGTTTCAAAATGTTTCATTCTCTTATCTTCACCTCTCCAATAACCCATGACCTTTAACCTATTACCATTGGAATGTTGAATCTCTTTATATCGCTTAGTGATACTGGTGGTGTAACCAATTTTGACATTTCCCATGGGGATTCCATGTCTGGAACACTCAGCAAAGACATAAACATAAGCATATCCTGGTCGTTTGTCATCACGATCAAACCCTTTAAAAGGTTTGGGGTCAACACTTTCATGTAGAAAGGGTTTTGGAAGTTTTTGTCCGTTCATTGGATTGCAAGGGGTTGCAGTCGGTCAAGAATCTCACGATAGGCAGGTACAATATCACCTTCATCGTTTCTGAATAGATCCTTA